TGGCCTTGGACATGTCCATGAACACGTTGGACAGGTCCTTGAGCCCGCGCGACTGCCGGACGTTGGTCACCTTGGTCAGGGTCTCGACCAGCTTTGCGGCCTCGCTGGTGGCAGTGCCGTACTCGGTACGCAGTCCCTTCACCGCGTCCTTGTAGTCGCTCATCGCCGTCTTCTGCTGAGCCTGGGTGCGGGTCAGCACCGCAGACTGGGAGGCCAGCCGGCTCATCTGCTTCTCGTAGCTGGCCCAGGCTGCGGTAGCCGCGCCGATCAGGGTCACGTCAGCAGCGGTGATCCCCAGCCCCAGCTTGCCGGCACGGCGGGTCAGGTTGCCCATCTTCGTGCCCAGGGAGTCCAGCGAGGTCCCCAGCGCGTTGGTCGACTGGGTGGACTGCTGCATCGCCTGGTCGTAACCAGAGTTGTCCGCAGTCAGGACGACGTTGGCCTCTACCGGCTGACTGGTCACATGCGTGGTCCTAATCCATCTTCAGCCTGGCATGCTTCCGAGCCTTCAGTGCCATCTGGGCTGTGAGCTGCGGGGTTGTTGGGACTAGTTTGACATTGGTGCCCGGAAGTGACGAGCTCTGCGTGTCCGAGAAGATCGCCTTCTGGTAGCAGCCCTGGCAGAACTCGTCGACCGCGGTGAACGCGAACCGGTTCTCCTCCCACTCCCAGGAGGCAGTTCCGCACATGGTGCACCGGGAGCCGGCCTCCAGCAGGTAGGCAACGGTCTTGGCCCGATCCTCGGGATCCCACTTGAGGAACTTGCTGTGCGGGATGCCATGCTCGGCGCAGTAGGACATCTCGAGGAAGAAGTTGTGGTCCTTCCTCAGTCGGTTTCGATGAAAGGGACATCCAGCCCCCTGTTGTTCAGCTCGACAGCGTTGCGGAACAGCACCATCACGTCACCGCGGGACCATTCCTCGGACTCCCAGATCTTCTTCGCCTCAGCCGGGGTGATCTCGGGCTCCACCGCACAGGCCGCGATCAGCGCCGGCGCGAAGGTGTCCATGTTGAAGGAGGCACCCTCAGCCCGCTGGTCCGCCTTGGGCGGGTGCTTGGCCACCAGGTCGTCGTAGGCGCGCATTCCGATCGCCTGGTACTTCAGGGTCACCTCGTTGGACCCGCCGTTGCCGTCGGAGAGGTAGAGGGAGAACTCGGTGGTGTTGCGGGGCTTGTTGACCAGCTGGTCGAGAGTGGCGCGCTTCGACGCCTCAGACTGCTTCTGTCGAGCCTCAGCATTCTTCGCGGCAGTGCTGTTCGGCATCGGTCACTTCCTGATCCGGGGGATGTAGTCGATCAGATGTTATCCCCCGGACTAGGTTCAGGCTGCGACTACAGCATCCTCGGCGGGTTCCACGTTCACCGAGCAGGATGCGGTGAAGGTGAGCACCGTGTTCGAGCTCATGTTCGCCATCGTCCGGGAGGTGATCATCACCGTCCAAACCTCGAGGTCGTCGCCGGCGATCGGCAGGTTCGCTGCGCCAGTGCCACCGAAGCGTGCGATGAAGAAGGTGCCTCGAGTACCGCGTGGAAGCGTCTCCCAGGCCAGGTCATCCTCGTCGTCGCGGTAGAAGTCCGCGTCGAACGTGGCAGCCGAGGTACCAGCGGTGCTGGTCTCGAACAGCGAGTCGAAGGACGGGGTGGGCACCGTGTTGCCGCGCGCCGAGGCGTTCAGCGAGATGCAGTACCCGGTCAGGTCTACTGCAGCAGCTACCTGAGCAGCGGTGGGCGCAGCGATGTCTGCGATCGCAGCAGTGCTGAACCCGATCCAGGTGTTCTCGTTCGGGATGATCCTGGCCATGGGTCAGCCTTCCTTGGTCGTCTCGGCCTGTGTCTCCAGCGGACGCTCGGTGACCCTGGCCTCTTCTTCACTACTTCCATCATCTGCGCGCGTCCAGCCATTGCGCTCCCACGCGCGAAGCGACGACTCCAGGCAGTACCCCTCCTGGTCGCCCTTGGTGATCTTGATCTGCTGCTGTCGTGGCATCTCAGCTTCCCTTCGTGACCCAGACCTCGAACGAGTCTGCTTGTGTGAAGTAGTCCGGATAGGCCGATCCGATCCGGCTGGTGTTCCCGATCCCGATGCAGGTGACCTTCTGGATCCGCCACTTGCCGGTCGGAGTGTCCACTGACTCCCGGGAGATGTTGGTCAGGTTCAACCGCATCCGGTCCGCCAGTGCCTCGGTCTGCTTCCTGCTCACCCCGGCATAGACGATCGTGTAGTTCAGACGCCACTGGCTCTGAGAGTCACCGATCGATCCAGGAGGGGTCTGTAGAGATGCCACACCAGGGGTCAGGGAGAGCCACGGGGTGAACGTGGTCCCAGGGTCGTTCGGCTCACCCTGCCACCCGTAGGGGACGACCGGGGAAGCGTTGTCCCCCACCGGGAACCCCTCGGTATCCAACTCGGCCAGCAGCCGGTTGGAGATGGGTCCACGTGAGATCGAACTAGGCATTGTCGGTGATCACCTTGACGTTGGCTTCTGCAGCCATCGTCCCAAGGGAGTCCACCCATGCATCGAATGCCGGCCGCACGTAGGGCTGAGCCTTGGTACCCGGGTGGTTCACCTTGGTCGCGAACACCCGCTTGCCGTTGACCACGAAGGAGAGCACCTTCTTGGTCTTCGGCCTGATCACATGGGGCCCGGTGCCGAACTCCACGTACCCGCCGTAGGGTGCCTGCCGCTCGTCCGGGCCGATGATCACCCGGCTCGACTCCACCTTCACCCCCAGCGAGGTGCGCAGGTTCCCGGTCTTCACCGGCACCTTGGCCTCCATCTCGGCCAGGATCTGGTTCGCGCTCTGGATCAGTACCTGCTGGGTGGTGACCCCGGACTCCTTGGAGGCGCGGTTCAGCGCCTCGGTCAACCGAGTGATGTCAGCTGAGGCGACACCGGTCATGGCAGTACCCGCTTCTTACGTCGGTTTATGTTCGCTGACGCCTCCGTCATCGCCCGCGATCCCTCACGCAAGCGCTTCGCCTGCTTCATGTTCGATTGCTTGATTGTCTTGTGAAGCGCCTTCTCGTGCGGATACAAGGGGCGAGCTGCCTTCTGCTCTCTGTGCTGCGCGATGTTGCGCCCGATCTCCTTCCCTCGCAGGCCAGACTGCCAGCGCCACTTCGCGTAGTTCCCCTGCACCTTGTCGGGCATGGTCTTCGCATAGTCGGGGATGCCCTTGCTCTCCAGCCTTCGGTACACCCCGGTCAGCCGGTCAACGCCTCTGCTGAACGCCTTGGAGACCTCCCCGTGGTCCACCCCGAACGCACTGATCATCTACATCAGCCCCGTGACCTCGAAGCGTCGGGTGGCCCGCAGTTCGCCGGCCTTGGCCACGGTCTGGATCTCGTACCTCTTGCCCACCATCTGTGGGTCCTGGGGCGCGGTCAGGATGGTCACCTCGTCGTAGCGACGGATGATCGCGGTGGTGTCCCAGGGGATCGAGAGGTTGGTGGACATCTGATAGACATCGGTCTCCCCGACCACCACCGAGCTGGAGTTGGCCACCTCCCAGATCCGGCAGATCCCCTCGTAGATCACCTCGGCCAGACCGGCTGGGGTGTATATCAAAGTATCTTCGTCGTAGCCTTCGGGACGGTCGGCTCGAGTGATCCGGCAGGTGTACTCCATCACCTCGGTAGCCCGGGCCCGGACCCACTGCCGAGCCTCAGCGGAGATCGGGCTGGTCACGGCTCGACGATCTTCTCGGAGTCCGGCACGTTGGTCGGGTAGATCGTCTGGTCAGGCGGGTAGACACCGCCGTACTCCTGCGGGCCGGCCTCGGTGTTGTCGTGGATGCCCTTGCCGAAGGCGAACGGCTTGACCCCGGGCTCGAGCTGCTCGTCGGGGGCGATACCGCCGACATCGGGGTAGCCCCCGACGTGCAGGCTCTTGTCCTGCTCCCTGAGCGACGCGGCCAGTGCTCGGTACTGGTCCCCCACCGGACCGAGGCTGACACTCACACCGTCAGCGGAGTAGGACGCTTCGCGTGCGTAACGCGCCGCGATGGTATCAGCCAGCGTCGCGGCCACGTAAGCGTGGCTCTCGTACAGCGGGTACCAGGTGTCGTAGGCCCACTGGATCTCCTCATCCGAGACCTGCCACTCACCCGCGCTGTGCGGGTCGGTGTCCTGGAGCAGGAACCTGATCGTGTCCTTGTCCGTGGCCCCGGGCACGTCGTAGGTGTAGGTGGGCATCAGGACTGCTTCTTCTTCGGCTGCTTGTTGCGCAGGTATGTGTACCCGGCTGCGCCGCCCCCTCCTACGAGCGCAGTACCTGTCAGGCCCGGGTGCCGCTCCAGGAACCCGCCTGTGTTCTTGACCCCTTGACCAGACTTGCGACCGATCCCCTTCAGGGAGATGTCGGCCTCTCCGATCTCGTTCAGCTTGCCGGCGATCTTCTGGGGACCGGACGGCACCGGAGGGTGCTGCTGGGCTGCAGCCTTCCGCGCTGCCTTCGCTCCCCGCGCTCCCTTGAGCCAGGGAGACCGTGCCTTGCTGATCTCACCGTGGTCGACTCCGAAGGCGCTGATCATCACATCACCGGTACTGGGAGAGCTTCTTGTTGTCGCCGCCCATGCGGCCTGCCATGAACCCACCACCTGCGACTCCAGCTCCAGCACCGCCGGCAGCCAGACCACCAGTCAGTCCCGGACGCTTGGCCATGCCCGCGCTCAGCTTGCGCAGCCCGCCGCCGGCCATCCCCATGCCCGTGCCCAGGGCCTGCATCGGCTTGTTGACCTTGCCGGGAGTGGCCATCCGCCCACCCACGCCAGGACGAGCATTTCGGCGCATCCCGGCCCCGCTACGGCTCAGGCTGGAGCCCAGTCCTCGGGTCGCGCCGGCAAGCCCACCACCCATGGCAGAGAAGAGTCCCTTCTCGATCTCCTGGTACCCGTGGTCGACCCCGAATGCTGACTCCATCACGCCTCCAGGATGCCCTTGCGAGCCTTGTGGCTCCGCTCGACCTCGAGGATCCGCTCCCGGTCCTCAGGATGCTGGGCCAGGTAGAAGTTCACATCCACCACGTTGTGGTAGGTCGGGTCGTAGGTCTGGTCATGGACAGCTTGGGCCGGCTCCGGTTCCTTGTTGTCGTCAGAGCCCTCACCCGCCGTGGACTCGACTTCTGCCGGATCAGGAGTGGTCTCAGGACGGGTGAGGACATCCAGGTTCACGACCTCATTTGAATCCGGTTCGGTCGGCATTCTCAGCTGGACTCGTTCGCGAGTCAGGTACTCCTCGGCCTGCTCACGAGTCCGGACGTGCTTGTGCCAGTGTCGAGGCTTGTCCACGACCTCTTCCACGATCGGGATCACGTACCGCGAGCGGACCAGGGTCTCGATGTTGTTGGCTTCCTCCTGCGGGAAGTCATCACCCAGCGAGTACTCCACGCCTCGGTAGGTGAACGGCTT